CCACATCAGCTACGGGGCTGACTTCAACTCTGATAGAAACTGCTGCTGGCGTTCAGGCTTCAACAGCTCTGGTAACTGTTGAAGTGCAGCAGGTAAGGTTCAGGATGGATGGGACTGCCCCGAACGCTACCACAGGACATGCGATTGCGTCCGGCGGTAGTTATGTTGTTGAGGGCCACCTTGCTATCAAGAACCTGTCCTTCATCGACACAGCTTCAGGGGCATCGACCGTTTTCGTGACTACGTTTGCATAATGAATCTATCAAACGCCGAAGTTCAACAGCTTAACGATTTCAATAACCTGCTCCAGTTCAGAGCTACGGAGCAGTATCGGCTGTTGATCAACTCCAAGTACAGGTTCAACTGTATGTTCTCAGGGAACCAAGGCGGGAAGACCTGTTCAGGAGGACGGCATTACGTTGATAGAATCATGGGGCTGCATCCGATAGCGGAACGGAACTCTGACTACTTCGTCTGTAAACACGACCACACACAGGCCATCCTGACGGCTCCTGACGGGAGTTTTGAGGGTAGGGGTAGGTGTAAGGTATGTGACGAGCCGTTAGAGCTGTACTGCGAACCTGACTACCTGAGAGTGTACCGTTTTGCCAGTGAAACACTGCCCGGTGTGGCAGGTGGGGAAGTCAGGGAGGTTAGGAATACGCAGTACCCGGAAGTGAAGAAGTGGCTCCCGCCGTTCCTGATTAAGAGGGACATCAACTCCCGCTACCCCGTACTGACTTTGAAAGATATCAACGGAGGGGGGGATATCCTTATCGAGTTTGTTTCATACTCTCAGAACCTGCAGGCTGTTGCTGGTCAGCAGCGCAAGGGACTATGGTGTGATGAGGAACCCCCCTACGACTTTATGGAGGAACAATACCCCCGTCTGTTCGCAGCGAACGGGGATGTTCTGTTTACTATGACAGCTGCTAACAAGATCAGCTGGCTGTACGATGAGTATTATGAGAAGGCTGACATCATCTACAGGACAGCAACAGTTGTCGATGCAGAGATTGTCAAACAGGAGCTTGGAGAGCAGGAGCCTGTAGAGAAGAGAAACACAGGGAAGGACATCTGTGTAATCCAGTTCGCTTCTGACGATAACCCAACACTCAAGCCGGAAGCTATTGAAGGTCTGTTTGAAAACGTGGACGATCCCAGCACCCTAATCCGCAGAAGGTACGGTGGATTCGCTCAGGCCAGCGGTAGGGTGTTGAAGAGTTTCAGGCAGGATATCCATGTGGTCCGTGAGAAAACATGGTTTCCAGAAGGGATTCCTGCTGACTGGACACACGCCCGGGGTATCGACTACCACCAGAGAGTTGACTGGCATTTTAATGCGGTATGCCTGTCACCAGAAGACGAACTCTTCATTTACCTTGAAAAGAAGCTCGATCCCGGCAACCTTACCACCTATGAAATGTCAGAAAAAATAGCAAGTCTTTGTGGTGAGTACATCCATTACATCTTGAACAAGATTGATCCGCTTGCAAATACAATGCAAACCAACACTGGCACAACTACCATACAAGATTTGAACAGGTATTTTTCTGAATTAAAACGGGAAGATAGAGGCACTGGCGGTTACTGGACACCGTGGGATACCAAGTCGATCCGGGGCCGTGAACAGCTGCGCTTGAGGCTTAAAAACAGCATCAAATGTGGTAAGCCTTTTAACAATTTAGTGAAGACTGAGAAGGGACTGACGTACCTGCCTACGATCTGGATACTTGACAGTTGCCCCCAAACTGCGCAATATTTGCGCATGTGGAGGCATGAAGAGAATAAGGATCGTGACGCTTCTGCCACCAAAGATGAGAATGAAAACGTGCAGCAGAAGTGGAGCCATTACCCCATGGTGATAGAAGGTATACTCAAAGAGCAGTCCTTCACCCCGAAAATCGGTAAGCGGATGCTGAGAGATCGTAACACTTCAAAGCAACGCTACTACACTGTGAGGCATTGACATGGCTAAGAAACTAGAAGGGATAGAAGGAAAGATCGCAAGCCGAATCGTTGACGAAGAGGTAGCACGTGCCAGAGTCAACATGCAGGACGATCACGATGATTACGAGGCCGTAGTTGATCTCATAGAAAACGAGAGGACTGAGAAAGACTACGACTGGATGAGTAACATCAGCCTGCCGGAGTACGCCTCACACTTCCTTACACAAGCTGCTGATGATGCAAACACCTACTTCTCGACACGGGACTTCGTAGAAGTCTACATTCAGGATGAGTCACCAGAGGCGAAGGCTGCTGCCAAGGCCAACAAAGACCTTATTAACAAAACCCTCAACCAGCGTCACATCAACCACTACGAAAAGTACATGAGAGCGAAGCTCAACAACAACTCCTTTAAGAGCTGTGTTGCCCGGTGCTGGTGGGAGCAGGAGTGGAGAGAGGGAGCTATTGGCACAGAAGTGCTGGTAGACGAGTTTACAGGGGAACCTTACGAGGAAGACGTGATCGGGGATATCGTTTCGAAGGATAGGTTCAACTGGGATGTGGTTGATCCACGCAACGTGTTCTACGACAACACCTACGCATACACGTTGCAGGATAAAAAGTGGGTAACAATCCGCTATGAGAAAACCCTTGCTGAACTCCGAAGAGATACAAGGGACTTCAGGTATATAAACTTAGACCAGCTTGAGGATATTAAACCGCCGGAGGAAACAGAAACATCCAGAGAGTCGTACAATAAATACGAGGACTGGAATAGAGCAGCAGCAAACCTGAGCTACGATATCTATGAGAGGCATGGTCTTGAGTGGTGCATCGTTGACAGGGACGAGAATGGATTACAGATGAGGGATGAGTACGGCAACCCGACTAGTGTTAGCTACGGGTACGACATCAACGGTGATGTACTTGCAGAAGCGGAACTGCATGAGCTTATCGTCACAGTCGCAGTGTCAGAAGCCAGCCGTGTACTAATCAGATTCCAGCCACAGCCGTACCTTGATGCTGAAGGTAATCCATACCGCCCCCTAATAAGGGGTGTGAACTACATCCACATTTCTAAAGACGGGGGGATCGGGGACGCTAAGTATAATCAGGAGCTGTCCATGGCTATGAACGATACCCTGAACATGAGCAATGACAGGGTGAAGCTGTCCACACTCCCGACCCTAAAAGGCAACAAGTATGCACTTGAGGACAACGAAACCGTCTATTTTGCACCTGAACACGTCATAGAACTGTTCAACACTGACGATCTGGAAGAGTTTAAGATCAGCTCCGATATCTCAGGGGCCGTACAGATGATGGGCCTGTTTCGCACAATGTTGCAGCAGGTTAATGCGAAGGCTCCCCCTCAACTGGGAGGGTTGCCGGAGCTGGCAAGTACGACCGCTACAGCAGTTGCCGGATCAGAACAGCACAGCAACTCACGTAACTCGTACCGCTCACTGACGTGGGAGTACACATTCCTTCGACACCTTTACTGGATGGTCACTCACATGTTCGCCCAGTTCGCTCAGGAAGAAACGGTTATGAAGATGATGGGAAGCGAAGAGAACTTGATAGCCTTCAACCCGAACTACGATTACTTCTACAAGCCTGTAACTGGGACTATCGAAACGGAGTATAGTAAGGCCAACAAGATCAGGGAGGCGACAACGCTGCTGGGTTACGTTATGCAGAGTCCTAACCCGAAGGCTCCTATCGTGGCTAACATGTTGCTGGCAGAGATTTTCGAAACGTGGGGTAAAGAGAAGGAGAAGTTCGTGGGGATGCTGCTCGATGAAGAGTCACCAGTTACTGAACAGTCAGGACCGGGTGACGTTGAGGGAGGGGCTGCACCTGTATCAAACCAGAACGTGATCCCGATGTCGGGGATGGAACGTAACATGAGGGGTATCTAATGGCTGAAGCTGTAGCAGACGCTCAGGAACTTCAGGACTACATTCAGAAGAGGAACATGGACCTATCAGCAGCGCAGAAGTTCCTCAACGACTATATGGTCCTTAAAGAGCTGGCGCAAGAATACGACAGCCCGTTGATCGAGTATCTTAGAGAGAAGCTGGAAATCAGCATGCGCCAGCACGGGGTAGCGATTCTACAGAACCATGGACCTGAGAAGGAATGGGCTTTGGAGTGCGAGTGCGGGAAAACGATCAACCTGCACCGTGCCTACTTCCACGTCTACAACGAAGCATGGAAAAAGATCACTGAAATTATCAAGACGTGGTACAAAAAGAACACGGCTATTAAGGCTGGGGCCAAACGATAGGGATGATCCAATAGTGAAGCCGGAACCTGAACCTGAACCGGAACCTGAACCGGAACCACCCTCAGATGATGACGATTGCTGGAAGCATGACGGGAAGAAAAAAGGTCATCGAGGCCACAAGGACCGGGGAAGGGACCACGGAAAACGGAGGAAGTAATGACGACCGATCCTAAAACTGACGGGCAAACCGCTGACGAGGATCGCCCTCTCGGATTAACACCTGAGAGGCGTGAAGAACTCGGAGCCGTTTGGGACCAGCTGAAGGAGCAGGACGATAACGAACCAGAAGGCGGAGCCGGAGAACCTGCTGATGAGGAACCAAAGGACGCTGACGACAAGGCCACGGAACCCGATGATCAGGACGCATCTGGAACCGATGCTGACGCTCAGGATAAAGAGCCTGAGCCAAAGGCAAAGGAAGACGATGATCTTGACCATGGCGAGAAGTCGAGGTTAGGTCGGAGGTTAAAGAGGCTACAGGATCAGGTTGAAGAGCGTGATCGAAAGTTGGAAGAAATGTTTTCCAAGGTTGATCAGCTTACAGGCCACATCCAAGCCCTGTCCGGCGGTGGTATCAATCAGGATGTCGATGATGGTCCACGGACCATTGACGACCTTGATGATGATGCTGTCCTCACAGGAGCCGATCTGAAGCGAATACGCCAGCTGGAACAAGCGGAGGCTGCTAAAGCGAGGCAGGCAGAAGAGCTTGAAAAGAAACAGTACGAGGAAGGCTACTACAAAGCGATCCTTGCCTATGAAGACGAGGAAGACTTTGACCAGCTTTTCGAAGCACTGACCAGCCCTGAGTCGCCGTACAATACGAAGCACTCTGATAATGCTGCGTTAGATGTACGGACGAACATAGCTGAAGCTCGGTACGCACTGTCAAGCAAGGCTTCCAGTAAAAACAAGAACCCGAACCTGAAGCAGAAGAAGGCGGAGGGTACTGGAGTCGGCGGTGACGACAAGGTGACAGAACCTGATCCGAAGGGAGTGGACGTATCGAAGCTCTCACCACAGGCTCAGGAACTTCTGAAACATGTCAAGGCCAAAGGCCGTGATCCGCAGGCGATTGCGAACAGGGCGTTAGGTGCGAAAAAGTAGACGGGTATCGCCACAGCTTAGGCAGAAAGCGGTACGTGATAGCAGGCGGACGAAGAGAATCTTCGGCCTGAAGGAAGATGCTAATCGCTGGTACAGATGTCACCACTGCGATTTCATCATCGACCGACAGGAGAATCCTGAAGCGTTTGGAGATATGAACGCTAAGGCCGGGAACTTCAATGCCTACGATCAAACCGACTACACACCTGAACCCAGCAAGCAAAACCCTCTAACTTTGGTGCGAGAGGCGAGGGACGTAACTCTTGTTCAAATAGACGCAGCCGGGGACGATGCAGCTGTTTTGCAACACCCCACGCTGTCATTCGTAGGGTGTCCGCTTTGCGGATGCCGAAGTAACCGAACTTAAACGGAGGTATCACAAATGGCTTTCAGAATCTCAGAAATGAATCTCGGAACGCCGAAGACTATTTGGATGCCTGTCGATGGAACCGATACGCTTTATGTCGGTCAGTTGGTTCAGTCAGGTTCTGACGGTGTTCTTCCCTTGGGAAGCCCGGATGGACCGTGTAACACTGATGCTGCTTCGGGTGTAGGTCGCCCGTTCGGTGTCGTTGTTGGAACCAACTACCGCAAGCCTGTCTATGACTCTACATGGAAAACCAACAAGATCGTAGGGGTGGCTGCTTCTGCCACTCAGGACGACATCGAGAAAGTTGGTGGTCATGGATTCGGTATGGCGGTTGGTGATTCTCAGGCTAAGGTCGAGGTTGCCATTATCTCGCCGGACACCGTTCTCGTTGGTCCGATTTACAATGCTGCCTATGGGACCGCACCCACAGAGGAAACTCTGACAGGTGCTTCCACAGACGGCGGTATCTCGGACGCTATTGGTCATGCAGCTGCCGACTTTACCCACGGTTCAGGCGGTACACATGACTTCGCAACGTGGTATTTCAGAAGCGGTACGAACGCTGGTGCTGCCAGAATATCGTCCGGTGGGACCAATACGGCTCCTACCTTCACACACGGTTTCCCGAACGCTACCATTTCCATCGGGGATACGTGTTGCCCTGTTAACTGCCGGATGGGTCTTGCCAAGATTTACACGGATTCGGAGTCGATGTATATCGACAACTCCGCTGCCCTCACGGAGCATTTCTGGTACGTTAACGTTGTTGCCATGAGGCTCGATGAAGCGGGTAAAGAGGTTGTGCATTTCATGTTCACCCCTGACTGCTTCCTTGCCTACGGTCTGGCCCAAACTTAATAGTCGGAGGATAACGACATGGGAAATCCTATTGTAAGTAGTGATTTTACCCGGCTGTTAGACGATGTGCTGACCGAAGTGGCAGAGTCTTCAGCCAAGTTCATGGACCTTAAAAGTATGATCCCTTCCCTTTTCATGGAAGCATCCAGTGATAAGGCATGGGAAGAGTTCTTTGAGGTCGGCGGTGTGCCGGATATTCAGGAGTTCACGGGAACAATCCCGTATCTGGCTGTCGCCCCCGGTTTCCACAAGAAGATCGAACACAGGGAGTACGCTGGTGGTCTTCAGATCGAGCGCAAACTGCTTGACGACAAAAGGTACAGCGTCCTTGAGGAAAGGACTTCTGGCCTGATGGAGTCGGCATACCGTGTTCGTGAGAAGAAAGCTGCCCGTGCGTGGCAGTATGCCTTCAGCACTTCCTTCGACTTTATGACTTCCGAAGAGGGAGTTGCGTGGTGTAGCAATAGCCATACCACGAAGTCGGGTGTGTCCACTTCTTCCGGGTTCGATAACCTTAACACCACAGCCCTCTCTAAAACCGCTGTCGCTGCTGCGAGGCTTGCCATGCGCAGGTTCAAAACGGACATCGGGGAGAGGTTCGAAGTATCGGATGATCTCTGGCTGATTGTTCCTGATAACCTTGCGGATACCGCAGAGGAAATCGCCGGGACGATCAAGGGTCTTGATACCGGGGACGGCAACATCAACCCCCAGTACGGCAGGTACAGGGTAATTCCTTACCTACGGCTGGACGATGTTGACACGAACAACTGGTTCATGGTCGATGGTCAGCGACTCAAGAAGGAACTGATCTTCTACGACCGGATCAAGCCGGAGTACAAAACCGATGTCGATTTCGACACTTACCGTGGCCTGCAGGCCGTCTACATGAGAATCAGCTACGGCTGGAAGGATTGGAGATCGGTTCTCGGATCGCAGGTAAGTTAACGTCAACCCTGCTGGCGGGGGAGTAACATCCCCCGCTGGTAGCTTACTGCTACTGGCAGGAGGATATCATGGGAAGAACAACTTTTTCAGGACCGCTCAAGTCCGTAGGTGGATTTGAGATTGGCTCCGGTGGTAGTGGCTCTGACGGCACTCATACCGAAGTCATTTCTGCAACTGGCGGGATGACTCTCGCTGGTGATGCTACCATCGGCGGTAACGTTACCATTTCCGGCAACCTTGATGTAACTGGTGAGTTTGCTGGTCAGAAGATGGATTTCGTCAACATTACCACTAACTCAGTAGCGACCACGCTTACGGTCGCTCAGAGCGGGTCTATCGTGAACCTTGGCATAGGTGGTATCACGGTGAACCTGCCGTCCGCTACAGTCACTGGTCAGGAGGGTGCGTACTACACGTTCCTTCAGACCACAGCTGCTAGTGCAGCTACACTCATTGATCCGGCGACAGGCGACAAGATTATGGGGTACGTAACGCTCCATGAAACTGCTGCCTCAGAGCCTAACTTTCAGTCACTCGGCACTGCCGGGGCTGGAACGGACAACGCTATCCTTACACTCACAGCTTCTGTGGCTGCAGTAGGTCACAGGCTGTCGATTGTCGGGGACGGGTCCGCAGGCTGGTACGTCACGGATTCTATGATCGCTGCTGGCGGTGTGACTTATGCGACAACCTAACAGCAAAAGGGGGGAGGCAACTCCCCCCGATTTTAAACGTGGCCTAGATACCATTTACTTCCTCTGTAAAGGGCCGTCATGGTACGGCTGTCCCCATGAGATAGGGGAAAACGAGGAACTGTGGGGTCTAAACTCTGTGTATATGGACAGGCCGGATATCGACCGCCTGTTTATTATGCACGATATCAGGGATACACTTCTTCTTGAGGATCATAACCTGATAAACCAGTGCAACGAGCTTGGCTTCCCCGTTGTTACCACTGGTACTTACACTACCCTGACAAACAATGTTCCCTACCCGGTTGAAGAGGTCATTGACCACTTCAGAGTTAACTACGTCCAGAACAGTGTCTGCTGGATGCTGGCCTTAGCGATTTACCTTGAGGTCAAAGAGATTCACATGTACGGAGCGGACTACGTGTTCGGTGTAGACCTTAACGAGAAAGCCTGTACTGAGTTCTGGATGGGTATGGCTATGGGCAGGGGGATTCACATTTATACTCCGAAAGAAACCGCCCTTCTTCGTCCGCCTGAGTTCAAACAAACCCTGTACGGATACCACGTACCACGGGCAGCTCCTGACGGGCTGATCAACATCGTAGCGAAACGCAGGCGAGAGGGGGACCACAGAGAATATACGATGGTCCCGAAGGAGGAAGCCGGATGATCTTACATGTAGCTTCACACGGTCTTAACATAGGTGACGGGGCGATTATCAGCTCAATGCAGAGGTTAATGCCTAAGCCTATCGTTGATGCAGATATCACGCTCACTGATAAGGAAGTCCTGCGCCGGAAGATTCTCAATGCCGACCGGGTAGTAATGGGCGGTGGCGGTGGTATCTGTAACAGCCAGCACAACTATCCCACTCAGGTTCCCCTTCTGGCTAAAGACATCAGGGAGGGTATGGCCTTCGCAGGTATGGGCTATAACCAGTTTTATGAATCTGAATACGTGCGCTGGGAAGAGCTGAAAGATTTAATCCAAGCATGTAAGGATCACGGTGTCCCGTTCGCAGTTAGAGCGGATGGCAGTAAGGCTATCATCGAGCAGGGTACTGGCCTTGAGATTGATGAGATTCCTGATCCCGGCCTGTTCGTAAAAACAGACGAAACGTACAGAAGCCCCTGTATCAAGCGTGGGAAGAAAAACGTTATTATCCAGCTGGCAGGTGACGGGAACAGGAACAAGGTAACTAAGACGAAGGTGTTCGAATCTTTAGTCTTGTCAGCTATCGGGATGGCATACAAGTACGATGCAAACATCATCTTCGCTCCACACATAGTATATGATTTACACATGGTCCATAACGCCTTCTTTGCGATACGTGAGAAACACGGTGACGATCTCAGAGATAGGATTGCAGTGGCTCCTGTCGTACACCCACGTGAGGCTGCGAAGTTCTTCAGGATGTACGAGCAGGCCGACCTTGTAGTCGGTATGCGTGGACACTCAGTAATCTGCGGTGTCGGGCTTGGTACTCCGACTGTAGCTATTGATTCACACCCGAAAGTTGTAGGCTTCATGGAACACATGGGCCTCAGCGAGTACGTATACAGGTGGCAGGACGGGTTCTATCAGCTTGGAGAGTTGATTGAAAACCCGGAGAAGTACCCGAACCTTACTGAGAGGGTTTGGAACGAAGAATATCCAAAGTTCAGGGACTTTATGAAAGGAGCTTGTCATGGCGAAAGCAAAGCTGACGATGTACGAGCGGTTGGTAGCCCTTGAGAAAAAAGTTGCTGCCCTAGAAAAGAAGCTCAAGGCTGGTAAGTGAACGAGTTCAGGAGTGGCCTTGAGGCTATTCATTTCGTAGCCAAGGGCGCATCATGGGGTCAGGCTCCAAGTGTGTTCTTCAGGGAGCATGGTGAGGACGTGGAAGTGTGGGGTGTGAACAACATGTTCTACCACCACAGGAACATCGACAGGTCGTTCCTTCTTCACGATCCACGTCAGGAGATTGTCTTTGAGGACAAAGACTTCCTGCAGCGGGTACGCAAGATAGATCACCCGATTTATACCAGCAGGAAGCATGAAGCTCTTGGCCCTATGAACAGGGTGTTCCCGGCTAAAGAGATTCTGGAGTCTTACCCGATAGAATACTACACGAACGTAGTGTGCTGGATGATCGCCCTTGCTATCCTTCTGGAGCCTCAAGCCATTTACCTTCATGGGGTAGATATGGCCTTAGCTGTGGAGTACAGCAACGAGCGTGGTGCTGTTGAGTATTGGGTAGGAGTGGCAGTTGGTAAGGGTATGCCTGTCCATATCCCATCTAACTCAAGGCTATGCACTACTGATTCATCGTGGGGTATCTGCTATGGGTATATCCCCCGGAAAGATAAGACAGGTATGATTCTTGACCTTGTTCCAGACTACAAAGGATTCAACAAGCCTCAGATACTTGAGGATTACGTGCTGATTACAAGGGAGGAATATGAAGAGATCACTGGCAGTAATACCAGCACGGGGAGGATCAAAGGGGATACCGAAGAAAAATCTTCGGAAGGTGGCAGGCAAGTCGCTTCTGGAGTGGAGCGTTAGAACCTGCTTAGGGTCAATGGTAGACAGGGTAGTGGTTTCAACAGACTGCCCGTATATATACGATGAGGCGGAAAACTTAGGTGCAGAGGTAATAAGGAGGCCACGTGAAATCTCAGGGGACTACGCTAAAAGTGAGGACACCGTGCTTGACGCTATTGAGCAACTTAGGTGGGACGGGGACTTTACCCTCATGGTTCAATGCACAAGCCCTCTTACTTTGTCCGCCGATATCAACGGGGTGCTTGCCCTATTACACGAACACGACTCTGTGTTCACAGCCGTTCCTTTCCATGGATTCGTATGGAGAAATGGAGAGTTCCTTCAGCCTGTCAATCACAGAATTGAGGAACGACAGCGAAGGCAGGATATCAGGGAGTGGGTAGAGAACGGAGCTGTTTACGGGTTTGACACTGGCATGTTCAAGGACGCTAAGAACAGGTTCTTCGGTAAGATTGGCATGTACGAAATGCCGGAGGAACGTGGGATAGAGATCGACTACCCGTACCAGCTGATGTTGGCGGAGAAGATGATGCTTAAAAACTTTCACACGAACGGGGAGAGAGTGAGGAAGGAAACGGATGGCGTACATTATTGCTGAGATCGGGATCAACCATAACGCTTCTCTGGAAACTGCGTTCGACATGATCTATCAGGCAGTCGAGGCCGGGTTTGACGCTGTGAAGTTCCAGAAGCGGGAGCCAAAGTATTCTACTCCAAGTGACCAGTGGAATGTTCCACGTGAAACACCGTGGGGGAAAATGACATACTTAGAGTACCGGGAGAAAATGGAGTTTAACTTCCACCAGTTCGTTGAGATCAGG